CGTGCCGGCCGTGCCGGCGCGCCGCTTCGGCGAGGCGGCCGGGCCTCGCGCGCCACCCAAGCGTCGCGGCGCCCCACGGATCGTGCGGACGCATTCACCGTCCGGTTACAAATATGTATATAATAATCATTCTCATTTACAAAATAGCATCCCGGAGAGGGGAGACGTTTACTTTGAGATGTTCAACGGAGGTCAAAAAACGGCCCCAAAAGCCCGAAAAGTCTTGTCTGGCGGGGCTTAGGTTGTGGATAACCCAAGGTTAGCAATCGACGTTTAATTTGACCCAAACATCGTCAAAATTCAGGGCGGATTTCGGTAAAAATTCGTCCATCCCCCGCCCGAACCCTGCCCGTTGATCGTTCAAAGCGCCCCGCTGACGACCCGATATCTCGCCGACGACACGTCTGCGGCGTCCATCGTCCCCACCTCGATGCCTGTACCGCTCTGGCTACCGTTCGACACCTGGTCGAGCCGTAGCCGAATTACGGGTACCTTTCCGCCGATTTTCCCTTCCGGCACCAGAATCACCAGCGGCGTCGCGCCGGTGTCCGCCGTATCGACCAGCACCGCCTTGTAATCCCACAGCAGGGCTGGCAATCGGTTGAGCCACGGACGGGGCCAGCTCGCCAGTGCAGCCATGTCGCCGGCCGCCGTAACTGCTTCATCAGCGGCTGCCTGCGCGACAACGACCAGGGATTCCGTTGCATACGTCGGAAACTCCTGAGCGATGACAACTGGCAATTCCGCTTCCATGAACCCGACGACGGCGGGGACGGCCGGCTCCAGGGGCGTTACCGGCTTGCCAAGCCAACCGCGCCAGCGCTGCGCCATTGCCTCGCGATATTCCAGGCTCACCGAATTCATGATGGCATTGTTCTGCATGTCGACAGGTAAGCTGGCCAGCTTCTGGCCTAGCGCCATGTCCGGGCCAAGCCATGACTGGCCGACATTGTGGTCCCAGCCGGGATCAATGCCGAGCGGCACACGGTCGGTCACTTCGCCGTCCATGTTCGTCACTAGGCGATAACGCACGTCCGGCTCGTTCGACACCTGCTTGCCGGCCGCCTTCATCTCGGCATCAGAATACGAGCGCACCGTGCATCGGCAATTCCACCCACACGGCGGGTAATGCGTGCGCCAGAATCCGGCCGTGACAGGTAGCAGCGTGCCATTCCAGGCACGATGCTGCGGCCGAGTGCGGTTGTCGAGCACAGCACGGTATTCCAGATACGGGCGACGATCGGCGTTCGCGACGATCTGCTGCCAGCGGCCGGCCATGTAAGCCGAATGCATGTTCGCTCGATAGATCAACTCAGTGCGCCAGCCCCGTTTCCCACGATACGACCAACCCGAGCGTTCCACGATCGCGTCGAAGTCCTTCCGGAACTGCGTCAGCGTGGTGCCGGATTCCTGCGCACGCACCAACGCGGCGTGAATATCCTTCACCACGTCGAGCGGCGCGCCGGCTACGGTGAACGACGTAGCGTGCATCGGCCCCAGCATGTCATTCCAGCGCTCGGTTTCCACCGGCACCTTGCCGCGCAGGTTCGCGATCGCGTTTTCGGCCTTCACGCCGAACGGTTGGACAGCCATTTACGCGCCTTCGCTTTGCAGTGTGCTGACAAGCACCAGCATGATGCCCGACAGTGCGAGCCGCCGCAGATCGTCGTCCAGCGCGAGCAGCACGTCGTCGGGAATCGACATGCCTGTATCGACGGCATGCTGCGCGCTCGCGCCGAATGCCATGACGTGCGCCGCGAGTTGCAACGGCGAGTTGATCGGGGCTCGCAACGCGGCCGACAGAGCCACGATCTGGTCATGCAAAGCCTGTTGTTCGGCCGTGAGAGTCTGCATTTTGGGCTCCTTTGAATGCGCTTTAAATCGTGTTTAAACGGTCTTCATCGGCCGTTGTTCATTTCCTGGTCGACGTAACCCTGCGTGAATGACCAGTTGAGTGCGCGTCGCATGATGCCGATCAGTTCGGTGTTGTCGATTTCGCCAATCAACTTCGTCAGCTCGGCTTGAACGTCGACCAGCGAGCGGCCGTCACGCTCGGCCTGTTCGAGCATCCGCGCGATAGGTTCGATGACGGACGCTTCCAGTGCTGCATCAGCAGCGTCTGCAGCAGATCGCACGCGCGAGTCTTCGGCGCGCGCCGACTCGATCAGTACGGTGTCGTCAGCAGCTGCGAATTCCGCTGTCGTGGGCTGCGACGTGGCTGGCAGCAACGCGTCGGCGTCGTCGGCCGCCTGCGGAATGTTCAGTTCCTCCAGCATCGCCTTGCGCGACGGCCGCGCGCCCATGTTGGCCGCGATCTGATACGTTTCCGCGCGATCCTTCCCGGCCGCATTGATCTGGAAGAACTCGAGTTCGGGCGATGGCACGTCTTCGCCGAAATTGAAGGTTGTAATCCACCGGAAAATCTGCGACATCGACGCCGACGCGATATCGCGATCGGAATCGTTGATGTCGCTCTGGCGCTTCATCGCCGTTTCCGTCGCGGCACGCGCGCCGACGTTTTGCAACTCGGCGATCATCGCTTGACCGGTGAGGCACTTCGACATCTCGCGATTGGCCGCATTGATGAGCGATTCTTGCGGCAGCATGGAGCCCGACGTATTCGCGACCAGCAACTCGACGCTGGAGCCCTCCGGCACAACCGCGTAACCACTGTCGATCATCGCTTCGATCGCGCGCGCTAGTTGTTCCTGTTCGGCTTCCGATGCGCCGAGTCCGTAACGCGCGACCGGCCACGGCAAACCGTGACGTTCGCAGAATTTCACAAAGTACTTCCAACCACCGGTTTTGAACGTCCACGGCCAGAAACAGCCGGACAGAAGCGCCGAGCCGTACGGATTCGACATCGTGGCCATGTGCCGCGAGACGATGAACCGATACGGCTCCTCGATCACGGCACCCATCGGCTCGGCGCGCGTCTTCAGCATCAGTTGCGCATCGACATCGAAGCCGAACCGGCGGTTTGAACGATCGATGACGCTCACCGGCACCAGGTATCCGTTCCATGCGTCCCATACCAGCTCATGGACGCGATAGCCGGTGAAGATCGCCGTTAGCATTTGCCACATGACTTCGAGCCAATCCGCCGTCGGATTCGGACGGAAGCGTTGCATCCACTGTTCGCATAGATCGCGCGCCAACTGAGCTTTCGCGTCTTCCTCGGCCCACGTCACCACTCGATAGTCCATTCCACGAAACTCGCCGCGAATCGACCGAACCTCGCCGATCACGTGCGCATCGGCCATGATGGACGAATACACCGTTTCCGCGACGCCCATTGCACGTAACACCGGGTCGGGATTCGGCAGCATGTGTAGCCTGCCGAAGAAGTGAGGGTCGGTGTCGGCCGCTGCGGCTTGCTTGCCCAGCACGCCGCGCACTGACCGTACGAACCGTTTGATATCAAGCGCCATAAGGCAGCACCTTTCGTTTGCCTATTTTGATCTTGGGAATGACCGAACCGAGTCCCGAATACGCGAGCATGTAGAGCATTTGCAGCGCATCCGGCCCGTCGTCGTGGTCGGCTTCCGGATAGTGGGTCAACTGCTCGATGAGCACTGTTTGGCTCTTGTGCAGGCGCACCGTGCCGTTTGCGCAGTGCGGTTGCAGCGACAAAATCCGAAGCTCTTTATCGTCGCTCGACCGGATGCCTCGTGCAGGAACAGGAACCCCTTTCTCGCGCGAGCGCTCGACCAGGACATCCTTGAAAAACTCCTGGAATTGGATGATCTCGATTCCCCACACCAAGCAGCCGTATTCCTCCTGGAACGCGATAATCGTCTCGATCTGGAGGTTTGGCACCATGCGGGCAATCTTCGCTTCAACCACATCCAGCACACCGGTCTTTCGATTCAGGCCACCGACCAAGCACGCACACGGATCGCGGCCCTTGTTGTGCTTTCCCATCGAAGGGTCGTGTGCGCCGAAGTAGATCCATGCATCAGACGGATGCACCCAGTACACCAGCTTTTGGAACGGCGCGTTCTCGCTGTTCGTGGGATCGTTCTGATACTCGCAATCGAATGCATGGTGATCGTTCGCGCGAATCTTCATCAGGCGCAACAGCGGACGCATGGCCGGCCAGGATACAACCGCGCCATCGTCCATTTCAGCCTTGCGCTGCGCATAGAAATCGTTGGCGGCTTGCTCGCCTTCGTTCAGGAAAACCTCCTCCCACTTCTCCCACAGGTCCATGCGCTTCGGCCACTCGATAATCGCGCGGAATTTACGCGACTCCCATAGCGGACTGCGATGCACCCGGTTCGCCACACCGTCGTAATGCAAGATCGTGTTGAGATAGATGATGTCCATCGAACCATCGGGCGGTCCGAGCGGCATCACCACCTTTTTCAACCAGCGTTCGAGCTTGTCGCGCTGGTTCTTCTGTTGGACGTTTTCGTCGTTTTCGATGTCGTCCAGCAGCACCAGATCGGGCCGGTACGGGCCGTGCCGAATCCCACGCATTCGCTTGCCCGAGCCGAACGCTTGGAGTTTGATGTCGGTGCGAGTGAGCGCAACACCGACGTTCCAGACACGGCCCGGTCCTACGTGCTCAGGGAAGTCCATGGCGAGCCGCGGATTGTCGGTCAGCTCAACCTTGATTGCTTCCAGCATCATCTGTGCTTGGTCGCCGCTGTCCATCACGATCGGGATGAAGTGCTTTGATTGGCGGATGATGCAAAGCAGCGTGAAAACCTGCGTCACGAGCGTCGACTTTGCTTCGCCGCGCGGTGCCGACAGGTTGATGAGCTTGCCTTGTTCCGCCGCGATACGCGCCGGCAGATTGTCGAAGCACCAGTCATGAAAGACGGACGGTTCGGTCGCGTTGCTGTAGTGCGGAAAGTACGTCTGGAAGAAGAAGCGATAGTCGCCACCGAACACGCGCATGCGCCGTTCGAGACGAGCTTCTTCGTCCGGCGAAAAACCATCGCATGCGGCTTCGATGAGCCGGCGCTGGTCGTCGGTGAACGCCATCAGCTCCTTCAGGAACTGTTCGGCGGCGTTGGATTTCTTGGCCATGTCGGATCAGGCGTATTTCTTGGCGACTTCCTGGCCGAATTCTTCCAGGTACGCGATGAAGCGCGCGTGCTCTTTCGGGTACTTCACCTGGACGAACGACGCGAAGTCGCGCAGCACGTCCATGCAGATCGACAGCGTGGCGAGCTTCGGATTGGAGCGGCCGGCCGCGTTCACGGTCTTGATGAAGCTGTCTGACAGGCGTGCGAGGATGTCGGCCTTCTGGACCGGCTGCAGCTTCTGGTTGTTCTTCAGCTCTTCGAGCGTCGCAAGGAACTGCACCGACATTTCCTCGACCACTTGACTGGTCATGTTGTCGATGCTCGTGCGCGACATGCGTTGCGCCGCGCGCGCGATATCCCAATCGTCGCCTGCTTCTTTCGCGGCTCGCTTCCAGTTGCGTGCCGTTTGGTACGAGACGTTGCACACGTCGGCCGCCGTCGTCAGCGGCATGCCTTGCAGGTACTTTGCGCGCAGTTGATTTCGGACCTTCTGGTCGTGCGCCATGCGTCAACCCTTCGTTGCGAAGTAGCGCACCACTTCGACCAGCGCCGTCATGGCCCCGCCCGCGACGCCGCCCAGGCCGGCGGTCTTCGCCATCAGCCTCCCGTGATCGCCTTCGAGCTTCACGACGCGATCTTCCAGGCCGTCGATGCGCTCGGTAACGGCTCCCTTCAAGTCGTCAATACGCTGATTGGTTGCCTGCTGGCCGTGCTGAACCATTTCGCGGATGCCGCGCAGCTCGCCTTGAATATTCCCGAGCGCCAGCAGCACCTTGTCGTTCAGATCGTTTGTGTTCATCGTGGAAACCCCGTTGTCCGTTGCTCAAATCGTCCCTGGCATTCAGTGCAGCGCGTCGCGTACGGCACGCATGCGCGTCGGGCAGCCGGGATCGGTTCGCCGCACTCGACACATTCTTCAGCGCCCGCGCCCTGACACCGGGCGCGGGCTAGTTCGATTGCCGTCTCGCGCTCCATCTGCTCGATTCGCTGCGCCAGCTCGAACTCACGTTCATTCATCGTTCTCTTCCATCAACAGATACGGCGCGCAATCGACCGGCATCGCGTCAATCGCCGCGAGCACGCCACAAAACCGCGCGGCAAGGCCGTAATACAGCCTTGCCACGTCACGGTGATTTGCTTCCAGATCGGGCATTCGGCCGCTGTCCGGTTGCGGCAGCGTGATCGGCGCGCGCGTCAGATTCGGCGGTGGCGGGACTCGCAAAGGGTCCGGCGTTGGCGGCACGCCAGCGCTGCAAGCGGACATCAGGCAGCACACAATCGTCAACAGGTGCAGGCGCGTCATGGCGGGCATCCTCTTCGAGCTGGTGGTAGTACCGATCGACGCGCTGCGCGCTCGCGTCGACCCTTTGGCCAGCTTTCTGGCCGCGCTTGATGTCGCTGTCGATCCGCTTGATATCGCCTTGGTATGCGCGCTGAGTCGCGGCAGTGCTGTCACGGGCCGAGATGCTCTTGCCGTTCGCGCGACCGATGAAGTACGCCGCGCCGTGCGTCGCGATCAGCACGACGGCAACGCCGGCGACGAGCGCCGCGCGTGATCGTGAATCGATGCGGTGGAAAGTGATCGTCATGGCGTGCAACTCCCGATTCCCCATCCAGCACGGACGTACAAGGGCTCGTGCCGCCGCAGAATGCGACGCGGGTATTCAGCGTTCTCGCGCTGATTGCTCGGCGTGATGCCCGGATTGATTTCGCACGTCTTAGCGAAACAATACAGGGGCTCATTCGACAGCTTCTTGCGCTTGTAAACCCATCCCAGGCCGCCGTTATAACCGCTGAGTGCGAAGGCCATACGCTCGCAGGGATTGGCCGCTTTCACTCGGTCGTACAGCCACTTGTCGTACGAGACGAGCGCGCGTAGCGCCCATGTCGGATTCAACGGGTCGGTGTCTCGCAATCCGGCGTAGAGACCGCCGAGCCACGTTGCTGTCGACGGCATGATTTGCGCGAGTCCTTGTGCGCCAACAGGGCTGTTCGCGTCAGCCCGCCAGCGGCTTTCCTGATGGATTTGCGCTGCGAAGCTCGAGATGGGGGCGTTGAGCCCCCAGACCAATTGCGCTTGACGGCGTAGTTCCAGCTTGTAGCGCGCGGCGTCGGCCGGCACTTGGGCATGCGCACCGGGGGCGCAGGCGATGGTCAGCGCCAACGCACCGACGAGCACCAACGCGATCGTGATGGCGAGCGCGCGCAACGTACGCAGGATGTCGTCGCACAGCGCCCGCAGAATGGCTTCGAAGATCATGCCGCAAGACCCACGCAGATCAGGCTGGCGGCCACGATGATCGCGCGACGAATGGATGCAGCCTGGAAGCCGGCGACGCAATGTGCGTCGACATCGCCTTCCACGAACTCATGCGGCCGAGCGTACGGGAAGATCAGACGATCGAGCCAGTAGCCGCCCCAGCCGCCAAGCGACATGAGGTGTGCTTTGTAGAACGTGATGGATAGCAGCGGATCGGACTGCCGGGTGGTATAAGCGAGCAGCGCCAGCACGATGCTGGCGATCAACCAAACGGTAAGACGTGGGGCTTTGAGGCGGGAAATTTTCACGAAACGCACTCCGATAATCGAGGTGCGCTCGTGTAAGGTGGCACCCGTAACCTGAGCCTTCAGGTTACGGATTGAGGATCAATCGGGCTTTATGAAACGTTTCACCAACTGGGGCTAAAGTCACTGCTGCGTGCGCAGCTTCGACTTCTGAAAGAGGCGCGTGACGATCCACACGAGCACAAGAGCGATCCCGAAGCTGATAACCAGCACCGTTCCGATCAGGATGTCACCTTCGCCATGGATACCAAGCGCGTGGAACGCATCGAATAGTGGCTCAAACGCTCGCCAACCTGCGCCGCTTTGGAACCAGCCATCGAGGGGCGAGCTTGCGAGGCCGAGATAGATCGGGATCGTTAGGATGAGCGCCGCGAGCACGTGCAAGGTTTTTCTCATTGGACTGTCACTCGGCCGTAGTACTTCATGCTTGTGCCCGGCACAACACCCGTAGGTTGTGACTTCAGGAATTTCCGCAGCGCTTCGAATTGGCTCTTTTGAGGCAAAGTGATACACCCTTCGCTGATGCCCCAGTACCCAACCGGATGCAGTCGGAAGTGACCCCGCCGAATGCCATTGATCGAAGTCCAATCGTCAATCACGCCATCGTTCCTGTATAGCGCGAACCAGTCGGCGCGATGCGTTCCTGCAAGCAGATCGGCGCGAAAGTCGTTCAGCCAGCCCATGCGCCCGCCGCTCTGACGGTCGACGATGTAATAGACGCCAGTTGGCAGCGGGCCATCATTGGGAACCGCAGTCGATTTCGGGTCGTTGACGTAGCGCCCGTTTCCGCTGAACGCGGCGACGGAGCCGAACCCGGCACATCGAAGAATCGACGCGCGCTGACCACTTAAGGAAAAAGTACATTCGACAGGCATTTGGCCCTCTCAGAAGATCGTTATTTTTTGCAACACTTTTGAGACTTACCTCGCCGGTACTGCTACAGCGTCGGAACTGTCGACAGTGCCGCGCGTACTATGAGAATCCGGCGGGGCTTTGTATGCCGCTATCGCGAACAAAAGGCTAACAAGCAACATCGCGAAAGCCCACCCAACGCAGCGCCAATACCCTCTTAGCCGAGTCGGCGCAGTGCGATTGCGCTCCGCATACCACTGCGCAAACTTCGGATAACAGAGAACAACGTAAAGGGAGCAGATCAAACAAAGTGCACTGGCTCCCAAGGCCACCCAAGTGATCGTCAAAAAGACATTACTCAACATGCTTGCTCCGCAAATAGTGGACTTTACGCGTTCCTCGCTTCCCAATACGACTGCCACTTTGCCATCGCAAATGCGAGCGTCGCCCGCAGTTCCCAAACGGTCATATTTCGCAGAATCTCACGGCTGAAATTTGCACGTGTGAATTCGAGAGTTGCCACCTTAACGGGCGGGGCAATCGTCCAGATTCGCATCACCTGAGCAACCATCGCATCGATCGATAGCTCGCGGCCTGATGCGCAGTTTCGCCATCCATTCAGATAAATGGATGCTCGATTGAACATTTCGGCAGTCATATCTTCGACGCTCCTGACACCAAGATATGCGTTAAGCGATGCACGCACGAGCTTAGCGGAAACAAGCCCCATTTCCGCAGCGACGACCTCCTCGGTGAAAGTGGAAAGTTGCACTCGTTCTTCCTTGGTAAGGCGCTTTACTTCAGGCTTTTCGTCCTGGTCTTGATGGACGACCTGTGTAATCGATAAATCTCCGGCCACCTGGATGATGCCGAACCCCGATGCGCTCATGGTGCTGAGCGCCTTTGCCAATTTTGTTTCCATTCGTTTTGTGTTCCCTCGGTGTCAGTGGCACTGACTTTGTATGTCAATTGAACTTCATTTTCTTGATATGCGAAATCTTCGCACGGCCACCGACCTGTGTAATTCCACTACCGCTTGCGACCATGTTGCCGTCACCGTGAACGCGCGGCCCGCCACCACCCGAGGGGGCCGGGTCGGTCGCGGGCTCGGGCTTCATCTCCGGGAGAAGTGCCACGACCATTGCCGCAAGCTGCGCGGGCGTAATGGCCATGTCGGTGGCGGTAACCATCGTGTAAGCCTTCTCCACTGCGGACTTTACCGCATCAACAGCAACTCCGGTACCGGACACATGTGCGCCGGTTACCACGTATTGCACGTCAACGCCATGCTCGGCAACGGCCGCCAAATATGCAGCGTCAGGTGAACGTTTGTTTGTCTCGTAGTTGCCTTGTGTTGTCTTTGTGATGCCAGCAAGGTCCGCAAATGCGGTCTGACTAAGGCGGAGACGGTTCCTTTCCTCGCGCAAACGCGCGCCAACGCTGTTTTCCATGGTCGACCTATTGCAAAGACAACGTTTGTTTGCTATTGTGCGTCAAACGTTGTCCATATGGTTGTCAATTGCGGAGCAAATATGACAGGTGAAGCCGCCAAGCGCAAGCTGCGCGAACAGGGAAAGACCATCAAACAGTGGGCTGAGGAGAACGGCTACCCGTATGTTTTGGTCTCGCGTGTCATTCGGGGAGTACAGAAAGCCAACTACGGAAAAGGGCACGAAGTTGCCGTCGCGCTCGGAATGAAGACTCGGGCCGGGGAGGCAGCATGAGCGCGGCCAAGAAGGTTTCGCAAAACCACGGTGCGACGGACAAACGCGCGGCGAACGATGTCGTTCCGAGCCGCTCCGAGCTTCCGAACGTTCGGATTTTCGAGTTTGGCGACGCCGAAGCAGCCCTTGCCAACTCGCTCGGAGTTTCCGTCACGGGGAATCAAGCCGACCGGATCAGCAGTGCCGTCGACAAGACGAATTCCGCGCTGCGCCTGGTCGTTGAGGCGGGTCTTGCTCTGCTGAGTGTCCGCGCGGAATGCGAGCACGGGCGTTTTCTGGAAATGCTGACTGATCGAGGCATGCCGCCGCAACGCGCATACGAAGCAATGACCTATGCGAAATTCGCGGCGGGCCTATCAGACGGAGATCGCGATCGCGTACTGGCCCTGCACAAGACCAAGGTGCTGGAACTGGCGAAGGCCGACCCCGAAGTCCTCCAGGACCTGTTCGAGGACGACGCGAAGTTTGACGAGTTGACCGCGCTGTCCGTACGCGATCTGCGTGTCGCGCTGCGCGACGCGAACGCGAAGAAGACCGATCTCGCCACACGCAACGAAGCGCTGGAACGCGAGCGCGATCGTCTCCAGGAAGAACTGCGCGTGCTGCGTGAAGGCCGCGTCAAAACGGGGGGCGACGTGCCGGCCGTCGTGCAGGACATCCGACTCGAATGCGCGGCGCTCCACAAAAAGGCGCTGCTCGCGGTCGAGGACATTGGTCGACTCGGCGGTGAGTTCCTGGCCAACGGTCTGCCGGACGACTCCGAATGGCATACCCCTGTTATCCGTCACCTGTACGGCTCGCTCACGTCGTTGCACGCGATCATCGGTGGCCAGATTGCCGATCTGCATCGTGGCTTCGGCGCACTGATGGACGGCGAAACGTCCGTGCTCGATACGTTCTCGCCCGACGAGGCAACGCGCTGTGCGTTGGAGTACCGCGCGCTGATCCTGGAGCACGAGCACGAAGCCAAGGCGCGCGAGTGGGAGCGAGAAATGGAGCGCCCGCGCGGCCCCGGCCGTCCTCGTAAGGCCCCGACGAAGTAACCCATTACCCCGATCGACTACCGCCCCATCAGGTGCGATATGCGTTCCGTACTCTTGAAATCCGACATCATGACCAGCCAAGTACCGGCTGCGCTCAATAGCGATCCTTGGCTGATCGCAACCGAAGCGCAGCGGCAGACGGCTGAGCTGCGATATCAGCTGATCGGCCCTGGCGTGCAGCTGATCCAGTCCGGCGCGAGCGTCAACAACGTCGCGGCGCTGCTGGCCGAGCGCCTGCGCGACACCGATTCGGCCGTGCAGAAACAACTGCTCGCCCGCCTGGGCGAAGTGCCGTCGCTGTCGACGCTGAAGCGCTGGCTATCCGCGTTCCGGCGCGAAGGAAAGGTCGGCTTGCTGTCGAACCATACCGGCCGCGTGCGCAAGGACTACGGCTGGGAATTGCGTGCGACGGCGCTGTACAACCTGCCGAGCAAGCCGAGCTATGCCGCCGTCGCATTGAAGCTGCGCAAGGAAGGCTTCGATACGGCGACCGACTCGCGCGTGACGCGCTATCTGAAGTCGTTGCCGGCGACGCTTGGCGAGAATAGCCCGGCCCGCGTCGGCAAGCATTTGCACAAGCTGCGCCACCAGAAGTACCAGCCGCGCACGCTCGAACAGATCAAGGTCGGCGACATCTATGCGGGCGACGGCCACACGAGCGATTGCTACGTTGCGCATCCGAATACCGGCGGGTTGTTCCGCCCCGAGCTGACGGCGTTTATCGACATCCGCTCGCGGTATGTGCCCGGTTGGTACCTGTCCGAATCGGAATCGGCGCTGTCGACGGTGTTCGCGCTGTCGCATGCGATGCAGACGCACGACCACTTGCCGCTGTTCCTCTACCTGGACCGGGGCGCGGGCTATCGCGCCAAGCTGCTGAACGACCAGGCGACGGGCTTTTATGCCCGCTTCGAAATGAACGTGATCGGCGCGCTGCCGGGTAATCCGCACGGCAAAGGCTGGATCGAACGCTGGTTCCGCACGGTGCGCGATCACCACGACAAGTTTTTCGCGGGCGGTCAGTTCTACTGCGGCAACGACATGGCCGCCGAGGTGAATCGCCGCCTGTCCGTCGAGGTGCGTTCCGGCAAGCGTCGTCTGCCGTCACTGGCCGAGTACATGGCCAGCCTCGCGAACTTCATCCACGAATACAACCACACGCCGATGGACGTGTTGGACGGCCGTACACCGGCCCAGGTGTGGGCGTCGCTCGAACGCAATCCGGTCGTGCTGTCTGCCGAAGCGATCGTCCGGCCGCGCGAGAAGCGCACCGTGCGCCGCCAGATGGTGGAGCTGCACAAGCGACAGTACTACGCGGCCGAACTGGCGCTGTACGACGGCAAGCCGCTGACTATCGAATACGACCTGCACAACGACCAGACGGTCTGGCTGTACGACGCGAAAGATCGGTTCGTGTGCCAAGCCGGCATCGTTCGCACGGTCGGCGTCGTGCCGCAGTCGCGCCTCGAAGAGCAGCGCGAAAAGCGCTTGCAAGGCCAGATCAAGCGCTTGGAGCGCAAGGCCGACGAAGTGCGCGCACGTGCGCAGGACAGCATCACCGTCGAGGACCAACTCGCGCAGTTGCCCGACCTCACCATGCAACCCCGTATCGATCTGGAGCGTCCCGGCAAGGGCATCGTGATCGATCTGCTCGACAACGACTAAGGAGCGACCATGACTTCGAAGAACCAAACCGACAACGCCGTGGTCGTCCCGGTTGAGTGGCCCGAACACTACAGCGAAGCGAATCGCGTTGAAGCAATCGCGATCGCGACGCAGTTGGTCGAGCTCGGCAAGACACGTTCGTGGCTCGCCCGCCTTGCGCGAGTCAATGTCGGCACGCTGTCGTCCGTGCTGAACGGCAGGTACGGCACGGACCCGACGAAGTGGCTGCGCATGATGTCCGACGCGTTGGCCACGCATACGGGCCGTGCGACGATCACCACGATGCCGCACGTTCAGACCAGCGTGTCGCAGATGGCGACGGTCGTATGCGAGCGCGCCCGAAAGTACCGCAACTTTGGCGTGTTGACGGGCTTCGTCGGAGTGGGCAAGACGGATGCGGTTCGCCAGTACAAGGCGAACAACAGCCACACGATCATCATCGAGGCCAACCCGAACATGTCGCCGGCCGTGATGCTGGACGAACTGCGAGCCGAACTGTCAGCGCCGATGGCGCGCACGCTCGACGCAAAGTTCGCGACGGTCACTGAAGCGCTGGCGGGATCGACCTATCTCATCGTCGTTGACGAAGCCGAAACGATGATGCCGAGCTGCCTTCACTACCTTCGACGCATCCGCGACAAAGCCGGCATCGGCGTTGTTCTGGTCGGCACCGACCGCCTGCTGCAACTCATCAAGCCGAGCTACGGCCAATTCGACCAGATTCGCTCCCGCGTGGGCTTCTGGCCGCAGGTAATTCGCGGCGTGTCACGTGACGACGCCGACGCGCTCGCACAAGCCGCGCTGGACGACCAGGGCGAGCTCTCGTCGGACGTGCTGGACGCGCTGTGGCACTACTGTCGCGGTTCGGCCCGCATGCTCATCGAGAATTTCATTCCGGCCCTGCGCGACTACGGATTGAAGAAGAACCACGAACTGTCAGCCGAGCTGGTGCACGCCGTGGCGCGCGATGCGCTGTTGCTCGGCGAGCAACGCAATGCGTGAGGCAACCATGACCAAAGAACGCGACTCGCTTATCACCATCGTCCGGTCGGCTGGCCGGACGCGAATTTCCGTCACCGGCCGCTACGTGCTGCCGATGCTCGAAGCGCTCGCAAACGGCGCGCCGTCCGGAGAGGCGGCGGCGTTCGCCGCGTGGCTCGACGTGCAGCCGCGCAACACGTCCGGGGGGCAGGCATGAAGCGCTTGCATGATCTTGCTCGTGGCCCGGTTCTGTCTGAGCTGCTCGCCGGTCTGCGCCGCATCCGCGCCGAATTTCGGCGCGCATTCGTGCGCGTCACTACGCAATGCCAGCTCCGCAGGATCGAGCGCGACGAACGGCGAGCCATGCATGACCTTGCATGGATGGAGCGCGACCTGCACAACGCCAAAACCAACTTCGTGTTGCTCCAGGGAGCGTATGCGAACCGCCGTCGCGCGCTGTATCGCCGCCTGAAGGACACCGCGACCGACCGCACGGGAGGCAGCAATGCCGCTTCCTGAAGTCGTCTGCCCGAACTGCCGTGCGCGAATGAGCCTGGACGTGATCCTGGCCGACGACAGCATGCGCGACATCGTGATGGCCCTGGCCGACATCCATCCGGCCGGAGACACGCTCGTCAAGCCGCTGCTGCGCTACCTGGGCTTGTTCGGTCCGCGTAAGTCGCAGATGGCCTGGGCACGCATGGCCGCGCTGATGCGCGAGCTGGTGCCCGAAATACGCGCGGCACAGGTGACCTGGAACGGGACCACGTACGCGGCTCCGATCGACACCTGGGCGGCGGCGTTGTCGTATGCCGTCGACCAGGCGCATGCCGGAAAGCTCGACCTGCCCCTGAAGTCGCACGGCTGGCTTCGCTCCGTGATGGCCAGCCGGAGCGCCCGCGCAGCAGGCCGAGCCGAGGATGCACGCGAAGCGCAGCTGCGCGGCGTATCGGGCACGGGAACAGTCGATGAACGGCGCACCGCGCTGCCTCCTGAGCCCGGCCCGATCCCGATCGACGCCTCGCTGCCGAAAGCCGCCATGCCCGAACACATCCGCCAACAACTGAAGCTGAAACCAAGGAATCCATCATGACCGAACAGTTGAATCAGACCATTCCGGCCGGCTATCGCAAGAACGCGCAGGGCCATCTCGTTCCCGAGGCGGCCATTCGCGACATCGACCTGGAGCGTGACGAGCTGGTGCGCGAACTGACCGACGCCGTGAAGGCTCAGCAAGCCCTTTTGCGCAAGCTGAAGGAGCGAGCATTCGGCGACGCCAACGCGTTTATCTCGCTGTCGGCCGACAAGTACGGCGTGAAGCTCGGCGGGGCCAAAGGCAACGTCACGTTGCACTCGTTTGACGGCGCGCTGAAGGTGGTCATCCAGCGGGCCGAGAACATGTCGTTCGATGAGCGCCTGCAAGCCGCCAAGGTGCTGATTGACGAGTGCATCAACGAGTGGGCGCGCGGCAGCGACCCGAAAATCCAGGTGCTGGTTCAGCAGGCGTTCGAGACGGACCAGCAAGGCAAGATCAACGTGGGCCGCGTGCTCGCGTTGCGGCGGCTGGACATCAAGGACGAGAAGTGGCAGCGCGCCATGCAGGCCATCAGCGAATCGGTGCAGGTGGTCGGCACGAAAACCTATATGCGCTTCTATGAGCGCGTCGACGGTAGCGAGCAGTACACGCCCATCAGCCTCGATTTTGCATCGCTGTGAAGGAGACGCGGCCATGTACCTGCTCAGCTTCAAAACGCAGTTCGAGCCGCTGATTACCAGCGGCTACAAGCCCCACACGATCCGCGCCAAGCGCACCGATGGCCGCGATCCATGCCCCGGCGACCTACTGCGCATGTATGTCGGCCTGCGCACCAAGCAGGCCCGCGTCATCGCTCAGGAGGTCTGCGAATACGTGTCGGATATCCAGATTCTGCCGCCGCTCGCCGGCCGCTTGCCGCAGGTGTTCGTCGGTGCGCGCCTGCTGGACGAGTCCGAAGCCGAGGCGCTGGCGCGCGCCGATGGCTTCGACGGCTGGCGCGACATGGTGGCGTTCTTCGCTGATCTGTACGGCTTGCCGTTCACGGGAAACCTGATCGGTTGGAACCGCACACCGCCATACGTTTGATTGCAGTAACGCCCGCCGCGAGCGCTTCGCGGCTCACCTACCTCAACCTGGAGAATCGACCTCATGAACAAATCGCAACTCATCGACGCCGTGGCGAAGCACGCCGAACTGACGAAAGCCCAGGCTGCCCAATCGGTCGACGCCGTACTGGACGCGATTCGCACCGGCCTGCTGGAAGACGGCGACGTGGCGCTGTCCGGCTTCGGCACGTTCGGCATTTCCGCGCGCGCGGCGCGCACCGGGCGCAATCCCGCGACCGGTGAAGCGATCG